TTATCAAGGACTACAAGCCGACCGTCCGCGTGCACCTCGGCGACTGCTTTGACTTCCGATCGCTGCGCCGTGGAGCCGGGCAGGATGCCGAAGGCGCTGAGTCCCTCATCTCCGACATCGAGGCCGGTGAAGCCTTTCTTGAGCGCACCAAGCCCACCGTCTACCTGATGGGCAACCACGAGCACCGCGCCCAAGCCCTCCAGAACACCTCCGGCTCCGCCCTGGTGCGTGACTACTGCGCCGACCTCGAGGCCCGGATAAAGACCGCCGCGAAGAGCTGCGGAACCAAGACCATCCTCCCCTACCACGCCGAGAAGGGTGTCTACCGGCTAGGTCAGGTCGCCTTTATTCATGGTTACGCCCACGGCCTGAACGCCACCGCCGAGCAGGGTAAGCATTACGCCGACCGCGGAGGCGCCCTGATCCACGGCCACACGCACACGCTCGCCCAGGTCAACCTGACCAAGGCCGAGGGCGGCGCCGCTTTCTCCGCCGGCTGTCTCTGCCAGAAAGACGCCATGGCCTACGCGTCACACCGCCTAGCGACCTCCCGCTGGGGGTCGGGCTTTGCGGCCGGATGGGTCGATGGCAAAGACTGGAAGGTCTGGCTCGTCCACCGCGTCGGCTCCCGCTGGGTCTGGACAACTGACCTCAAGGTCTTCACCCCGAAGGCCCGATGAAGCGCTTCGATGCCCACGCCCTCGTCGCCGCGATCAACGCAGCAGACACGCCCGAAGGCTGGCACAAGACCATCGAGGTCGTCCGCCTCCTGGGATACAAGACGCGGGCCGGTGTCGCCCTGCCTCTCGCCCGCATCATCAAGGCAGGCTACGCCGAACAGAAGACCGTCCGCCGAGGCCGCTTCATCTATCGCCTGTCTCCCAGGTTCAAGACTTGGGCCGCCGCCAAGGCCGCAGCTGAAGCCCTGGACAAGTTCAAGGCCCCCAAGGGATGGGTCACCCTCTCCGAGTATGCGCACAAGCACCGGCGCACCGTCCGCGGCGTGCAATACCGCATCGACGGCATGGCCCTACCTGTCCGCATCCTCCGCAACCCGCGGAGCGTCCCCTACTACCGCAAGTCCGACCTCGACCGGGTCTGTCGTTAAAACATTTGACGCAGGGCCTCCACGCCCCCATCCCTCCCCTCCTCTCTTCTCATGATCCCGCCGAACAACGTCGCCGCGGAACGCCATCTCATCGGCGTACTCCTGCGCGATGCTCTCCCCTTCCCGCCCGACCTCAAGGCCTCCGACTTCTTCGACCCTACGCATCAGGACATCGTGGGGGCCGTGCTCTCCCTGGGCGTTGACGGCATCCCTGCCGACGAACTGACCGTCAGCCAGAAGCTGCGCGAGATGAAGTCGCCGGTCGAAGCCGGCACGGTCTCGCTGATTGTCACCGACGCGGGGACGAACGCTTACCGCCCCGAGCACGTCGACCTGATCACAAGCGCCGCCCTGCTCCGTCAGGCCGCAGACGCCGCGGCGAACGCCACCGACCCGGATACCCTCCTCGAGCATTATGCCCGACTGTCCGAGCGGCGCAAGGCCACCAAGCGCGAGAAGGACACCGGCGAATGGTTCGACCTCGACGCCCTCGACGCCTTCAACCCGCTCGACGACCCGACCGTCCTCGTCGGCAAGGCCCGCCGCTGGCTGTGCCAAGGTTACGCGGTGAGCATCGTCGGCTTCTCCGGCACCGGCAAGTCCTCCCTGATGATGCAGATCGCGACCTCGTGGGCCCTGGGGCAATCGACCTTCGGCCTGACTCCCGTCCGCCCGCTCAGGACGCTCATCCTCCAAGCTGAGAACGACGGCGGCGACATCGCCGAGGCTTGGCAGGGCTCGACGTGCAAGATGACCGAGAGCGAGAAGACCAGGCTCAAGCAGAACATCGCCATCGTCCGCGACACGAAGCACATCGGCACGGCCTTCCCGGCCTTCCTCGAGAACCTCATCGTCAAGCACGGCGCCGAGGTCGTCTGGATTGACCCTCTGCTCGCCTACGCCGGCTTCGACATCGCCGACCAGTCCCTGACCACCGACTGGCTCCGCACGCAAGTCGACCCTGTCCTCAAGCGAACCAAGTGCGCCATGATCTACATGCACCACACGACCAAGCCGAAGTCGGCCGACGACCTGGACACGATGACGCCGTCTCAGCTCGCCTACCTCGGTGCAGGATCCGCGGAGTGGGTAAACTATTCAAGAGACGCGGGGTTCCTTTACCGCACCAAGGGAGAGCCCGCCCGGTACAAGTTCGGCTTCTCCAAGCGCGCCTCCCGCTGCGGCCTTCAGGACATGGACGGCAACTGGGCGAAGTCCGGCTTCGTCTACCTTCAACACTCCCCCGAGGCCAAGGTGCTCCGCTGGGAATACGCCCCGACCGCTGGCTCCGACCCCGCCCCCCAGCGTACCGATTACGGCCACGCTAAGGGGTCTAGGAGCCGTCCTGACTCCATGTAAGGGGTAGGACACCCCTGACCGCCTAAATGACCCTCCAGACCTCTAATCATGACCTCGTCGCTAGGGTATGCAAGTCCGTCTACCCTAGGGTAGTTATTTATACTTCTACCCCCTATGCTGGCGCACGGGGGAAGATAAATAATATTCAGGCCGCACCTTCCCGAGTTAACGCACCATGCCCCGGAAACTGACCCCTTCCCAATTGGCCTACCTCGCCCTCAAGCGCAAGATCTCCGAGCGCCGCAAGTGGCTCTGGAAGCACAAGCGCAAGACCATGGAGAAAGGCCGCGTCAAGGCCACCGTCAGGGCGACCGAAGTCCGCCAGGACGTAAACACCTACCTCCTCGACACCGTCAGGACTTGGCCGGCAACCCTGACCCCCGCGCAGCTCGAAGCCTACCTCCTAGCCCTTCCCTATCACCGCAAGGGAAAGAAGCGCCGCATGAGACGAGACTCCCTGATCCGCCGGCTCCGCCTACTCGGCCTCATCGATTACGTCCCGAGGACTAACACCTGGCACAACCTTTGCACATTGCCCCCGTCAAAACCTTCAGCACCGTCCGAGATGAATGACCAAGGCCCGACTGAATGACCTGACCGCTCCGGCGGAAGAGGCGCGGTCGTTTGATGCTTGGTTCTTCTCTCAGCCCAAGAAGGTGCAGGAGAAGATGCGCAACTCCGGCGTGCTGCCTTACCGCGAGATGGTGCAGTCTCGGCACGTCTTCAAGGTGAAGGACGAACACACGGCATGGATGAACACCGGCAACGATGAGCACGTCGAGGTCGATGCCTTCATCAGTCGAGACCTAGTGGCCGTGATGCTCAAGGCCTTCATCGATGCCCTGGCTATGTCGGATAATTTTTATTTCCGCCGGCATACGGAACTCATCAGATGGGCGCTCAGTCTTCCCGGCTGTCTGTCCTCCCGCATGATCGCACGGATGTATGGCAAGTCGCATGAGGCCATGCGCAAGCGTGCCAGGGCGATACAGTTGTCAGTCAACTCCGACGCCCACGGCCTGTTCCCTCACTGCAACTCGAAGCGGGATAAGATGCGCGTGACGTTTACCACCCCTCATATACGCTCATAATAAATGATTGACCCTCGTTTACATATGAAAGCGTTCAATCGTATCCGCGTCGGCACGTCCGCCAACCCCCCTAAGGAATCTCTTTTGGGCGGTTTTCCGCCGCGTTGGACGACACCTGCCCCTCTTTTTTACGAGGGGAAACGAAGGTTTTGACCAAAACAGCAAACGGGGGAACTCCAGCACTCGGCCATGACGCGTAAACTCAGCAACCTCGAGATCGGCACGGCCTTGAACATCACGCCGCAGCGCGTGAGCGTGCTCAAACGCGAAGGCCTTCCCACCGACAGCATCGAAGCCGCCCTGGCATGGCGGGCTCAACGCGATGAGCAGCGCAAGGCGAAGGCGCCGAAGGCCGCGCCGGCGCAGCTCGACGATGGAACGCTCTCCGACACGATCGCGGAACACCGGGCGCTCGTCGGTCGGGCCCGCGGCGTCTGGCTTGCGTCGATGGAGGGAGGCGACCCTAACCAGGGCAAGTACCAGACCGCATACAACCAGAGCCTCAAGACCCTCGTCGCCCTCGAGGAAGAGCAAGAGCGCCGGCTCATCCTGGCTAAAGACTACATCGCCGCGAAGGAAGCGACGGAGGCCATGCGTCAGCTGATGGGCGAGGTCGTCAACCGCCTCGACAAGCTGGCCCTCGACGTGGCCGAAGGGTGCAACCCCGAGAACCCGGCGAAGGCCGTGAAGGCGCTCGAGACTTGGGTGCGCAAGACGAAGGCCGACCTCTCCGCCAATGACGAAGCGTAAGCGCAAGCCCAGGCGCAAGCCGATGCCGAAGCCGTCGCGTCCGTTCAAGCGCAAGCCGAGGAAGTGGTCGGAACTTTCCGACGAGCTGTATCGTCTGCTCAAGGAGGCAGGGCTCTATGAATAAGACCGACCTTCTCCGCGTAGGCCGTGACGTGCTCAAGCCGTCCGACTCCGGCGACGTGGTCGAGTGGCTCGAGGAGAACGTGCTCGCCATCCCTGACTCGCCGATGCCCGGGCCGTTCCGATCGGAGCGCACGCCGTGGATCGCGGAGGCCTTGCGCATCGCCGCCGACCCCGAGACGCGGATGCTCACCGTCCTCGCCAGCATCCAGTCTGGCAAGTCCCTCTTCGCCCGCCTATTCACCTGTCACATCATCGCCAACGCCCCAGGCCCGACCGCGGTATTCCAAAGCACGGATGCGGAATCTAAGGACTTCGCCCTTCGCTACATGCGGCCCGTCTGGAACAACTGCCCGCCGGTGAAGGCCCGCATCTCGGTCGACGACATGGATCGCTCGACGACTACGGACTTCGACCGCATGACGCTCTACTGTCGCGGCCTGTGGAACGAGGCGAACCTTCAGCGCCTGTCCCTGCGTTACACCATCGCCGACGAATGCTGGATGGCACCGCCCGGGCACCTTGCCGAACTGAGCGCACGCGTGACGGCGTTCGGCTGGATGGGCAAACGCATCTTCATGTCCCAGGGCGGACGGGCAGGGCAGGAGTTCCATCAGCTGCACGAGTCCACCGATCAACGTGACTGGAACTTTCGGTGCCCCAAATGCGATACGCTCCAGCCCTACCTATGGGAGCAAGTCCGCTTTCCCGACGACGCCAAATTAACCGGCTCTTGGGATTTGCAGAAGGTCAGCACCGGCACGACGTACGAGTGCGCCTCAT